CCCATCTGCTTGAATTTGACTGCCTCTGCTCTGTTTCTGCTGCCTCCGTTCGGTACATGGAACAACCATCTCAATTCCGGATAACGGTTCATGTTCCAATTCGCCCACGACACGACATTGATTTGCTCTGTGTCCTCACTTCTCATTGCATATTTCATGTTCATTTGCCTTTGCCCTCCTGTCTGCATGTGTCATAATATTCGCAGAACAAACAAATGTGTCTGCAATCCTTGACCTTGAACATCCATGTGAACCGTTGCAGCTTGTACCGCAGTATGTACCCGATTTGTGCAATGTACGGATGTTTCTGTCTGTATGTTTTCATTTGTCATGCTCCTCCATTTCTAAAATCATAAAAGCATGTATGAAAATGCTCTTGTGTTTCCTGCCGAACTGGTCTTTTGCCGGAGGCACTTCATGCACGTTCTCAATCGTTCTCTTTGCCTCCCACCATCGGCGTGTTTTCCCGTCTCTCGAAATCGGTTTGAAATGTACCTTGACCGTTCCCTTGACGACGGAAAACTGGTCTCTGTCTACCCGCAGGATGTCATCGAATCCCGCTGCCTTGACTGCTGCCTCTGCTTTTCGGAAATACCTCTCTTTCGATTCCGGTTTCCAGTCAAACCTCATTTCCCGACCGCCTCCTCAATCTCTTTCATTCTCTGCATGATTGCCGTGTTGTATGAATAGACATACACGCCATTGCTCCACAAATGTTCCCTCGCACCTTTTTCACCGTAATTGTACGCTGCAAGTGCGTCTTGAATCGTGCCGTATTTCTTGAGCAGGTATGAGAGGAAATCAATCCCGACCCTCACGTTTTGATATGGGTTCATGAGGTCGGTGCATCCTAGTTTCTGCATCCGGTCGGTGTGCCATTTCTCATATATCTGCATATATCCCTTTGACTGCCCGCCGTCTCCGGTTTTGTCGAACTCATATCCGGATTCATACTCTATGATTGCCAATACAAGGGCATACGGAACGTCGTATTGCTTGCATAGGCATCTTGTGTATATCTGCATTTTCTCCGGAAAATAGCCTTTGTCTGCATACTGCTCCGGCAGGTCGTAGAACACGAATCCCTCAAGGTCATCACTCCCCCAGTCCTCGGACATGGTGTCAAACACCTTGTATTTGTCCTTGATACTCTCTGCTGTTTGTGTCATTGTCTCCGGATTCTGCGTCACTTCCGCTTGCATCTCCTCCGGTTCTTTCTCCTGCTCCGGTTCTTTGACATTGAACAATATCACGCAAAATCCTGTCAGTAATACCGCAATCAATGTGATGTGAAACGCATTATACAAACCTGCTCTTTTCAATGCCCGTCTTATCCGTCTTATTCGTCTTTTCACCTGTCGACCTCCTTTTCCGCATTCGTGCATGTATGTAAAACATGCAGTTAAAATCGTTGTAGTACACTTTTGCATTCGTGAAATCCATGTCCGGATACCACTTTTTCAGTATCTCCGGAATGGAATCCCTGTCCTTGACCATCTTGTCAACGAATGAGCCTATTTTTTTATAACTGCCTCCTGCTGCCGGACGTTTTGAATGAACGACCTTGATTCGTGGGTCTCTCAATCCCTGTGAACTGTTCCATCTCTTTTCCGACGGAACATGGTTCTTTTCCTCAACGATATAATTTGCCATACCGGACAAACCGTTTTCGTCCGTCTGTAATCGGCGAACCTCATTTCTGCTTGACTGTTTCCAACAGGATTCAACCGTCTCCATGTCTAACGCTCCATCCATGACAATGTGATGATGCCATCTGATTTCCGCATCCGGATTGTATGCGGTCACATAGACATATTTCGCATTCGGGAGACCTCTCTTTTTCCTCTGATAGTTGATGCGTCGGATGTACTTTTGCACGTTCTTGATTGCTGCATCCACATCCCCGTCCGGTGGGAGATGCTCGTCATCATAGGTCAATGTCATCCAAATATCACGGTCGCTGAAATTCTCATTGATTAGCCTCTCAACATATTTCCGTGCATTCTTATCATTCAGATTCTTTTGAGCCTTGTTGTTGTCTTTCTTGATTGTCCTCCCCTCCGGAGGTACTTCATCCATGCTCCGGAACTGCGGATATATCTCAATTTCAAACTGGTCTCCTGCTGTTATCTCTTTCAGTGCATATATAACTTTCTTTCGATGTTGGAACAGGTTCTCAATGAACCATTCATGCATGTCCTCCATCGCTTTGTTATATGCTGCCTCATAATCATACGGGATATATTGCATCCCTCTTTTTCTTGCCATCTGACACAATCCTCCTGTTATGTTTTCGTAGACTTGTTATTATCTATTACAAGGACGATAAAAGTTCCGAAAACCCTTGATTTTATAGACCTTTTCGGTCTCTTTTCAAGTTGCTTTTTTGTGTCAGATTTGCTATAATATTTCTATCAGTTAGCGACTGACACAATCAGTCGATACAAGGACGACCACTGCAATGGTTGTCCTTTTTCTTTGTTCTCATGCTCCTGCTATGTACTGCCCCGCCATTATGACGGGGCGTTTTCATTAAACGGCTGCAACCGCCTCTTTCTGTTCCCATCTGCGACGCTCCTCTGCTTTTCCCGCTGCCTTACCCTCGGCATACGCAGACATCACCATAATGGTCATTGACTTCCCCTCAAGGTCGTCGATGTTCATGAATTTTTCTGCCATGCTCTCAATCACTGCCTTTTTCTCGTTTCTCGTCATTTTTCAACACCTCCTCGGATTCGCTCAATCTCTTTTTCTATGTTCTTTCCGGAATAATCTGCAAGCAGTTTTTCCGAAATGTGATACGTCCAAATTGAGGACATCTGCACCGCCGTTCCAATCGGGAGTTTTCCCTGTTGCATTGCTACCCTCACGAATTGCGGTGACACATTGAGGATTGCTGCTGCCTCTGTCGGCAATATTCGTCCTATATTCATCTTGTTTCCTCCTGTTGGTGGTTCTCTCGGTCTTTTCATCCCGTCCACCTCTTTTCCGGCAATGTACACCGTGTTTTGATTTTTCACCTTAAAAAATCAAGAAAAACCTGTTGACCATCCACGCACTTTGTAGCAGGTGCGACCGCTGCCATGTTTCCCACGGTATCGCTGCCCGATGCCTTTCGGCTTGCCATCGTCAGAGTGTCGGTTGCCGTCCGGACACTGACGGGGCGACTGTTGCCCCGTTTCGGCTTTTATTCGTTCACTATGTTCTGTATTCCTGCCATTGCCAACGCAAGAGTTGTCTTTCCTCCGTTTGCCTCTTTTCCTCTCCTCATTAACGCACTGTGTATTTCAGATGGGAGATTCTTTGTTCCTGTCAAAACTGCGATGCATTCGTCATATTCGAGAATTTCTATCAACTCAAGAGCCTCTTTTACTGTGTTTAATTTGTCTATTGATTTGTTTACTAAGTCCTGTCGTGTCATTGTTTTGTACCTCCTGTTTTCTTTGCTCTGCAATCATAATACTTTACTGTGCAAAGATTGTCAACTCTTTTTTATTATTTTTCTTTACTCTGCAAAGTTTTTGTGTTATATTCGTCTCACAGGAGGTGAATAACTCATGAATGAAAGATTGAAATTATTGAGAAAAACTTTGAAATTGTCTCAAGATGCTTTCGCAGAACGAATCGGAATGAAAGGGAGTTCTATTTCTCTATTAGAGAGTGGCGGTCGTAATATCACCGAACAGGTTATCAAATCAATCTGCCGTGAATTTAATGTTGATTATATATGGTTGACTACTGGTGACGGTGAGATGTTCGTTGATACTGACGATGATTTCATCGAAAGAATTGACCGCATCATGGTAGGTGAGGACGATGCCCGCAAGAATCTTTTCAAAGCACTACTTGAGGCAAGCGACGAGGACATCGCAGCATTTCAAAGAATCATAGATTTATTTGCATCAAAAAAAGACTGACAGTCTTTCAACTGCCAGTCTCATGGGTGTAGAGATACAACACGAATTTGTATATCCTCTTGAGGATGCGTTCGCTGTGTATCTTTCCGACTATTTCGACAATAGCCTCTTTGTAATTCAAGGGAGACACCACCCCCTTTCCGAATTGCATTGTATCATATATTTCCATGATTGTGGAAATATCGAGGTTGATTTCCATAATCATGGAAATCGTTCCTCCTGCTGCCGGAATCCCGCTGCATTATGGTACAATTATTTGTATTCGGATTCAAACAGGTCGGTGATGTTCACGCCTAATGCAATCGCTATCATTTCAAGTTGAAACAATGTCGGTGACACCTTACCATTTTCGATGTTGTTTATCGTAGATTTTCCGATTCCGGATTTCTTCGATAACTCCATCAATGTGAACCCTTTTGAGGTTCTCACTTCCCACACAAGGATTTTCATTCTGCTCACCTCCTCTCTTGAGGAAAGTTTACAGAATGTTGATTTTATAAAGAAACGGAGGTGTGTTCATGAAATACGGTGTCAGAAAACCAAACATCAAGAAAAGCATTAAGGCAAGAACAACAGGAAAAGTCAAACGGCAGGTCAAAAAGGCGGTCAATCCCCTTTATGGTAAAAAGGGAATGGGAATCGTCAACGACCCGAAAAAGGCAGCATACAACGCAGTGTATAACAGAACTACCGTCGGCGTGTCCGACATTGCAAAAGGATTGACGGCTGCAAACGGAAATCCTGCTGCATCCAGTTCAACAAATGCACCGCAGAAAAAGGAATACTCTGCAAATACATACAGTGTTTGCGGAATCCTCATGATTGTTCTCGGTGCTGTCCTTGCACTTTTAGGATTGATTCTATTGCTTGCTGTTCCGGTTGCCGGAATAATTGCTGTTGTGGTCGGTGTCGCATGTGTCGTCATTGGTCGCAAGTATAGAAAAGTCGCAAAAGAACGCCGTGCAAATGAATAATGCACAACAAAAAAGACGACCCACGCTGCAACGTGAATCGCCTTTGTGAAACCTCCGTCTCATGCTCCTGCAAAAAGCACCGACAGAATGTTCCTGCAAACACCATTCTATCATAAAACCGTGCTTTTTGCATTGGTTTTATTTTTTATACTCTTTTTTAGGATGGTGATTTTATGAAACTACCGAACGGATTCGGAACGGTTTACAAATTATCGGGAAATCGCCGGAATCCTTATGTCGCCAAAAAGACAAAAGGATGGGAAAACGACCCGAAAACAGGTAAATCAAAACAATTATATACGGTCGTCGGATATTACCCGACCCGCAAAGAGGCATTGACCGCACTTGCGGAGTTCAATGCAAATCCTTATGATGTGAATGCTGCAAAGGTTACATTCGAGGATGTATATGAGCGATGGTCTGATGAACATTTTCCGACTGTCAGTGATTCCAACGTCAAAGGCTACCGTGCAGCATGGGCGTTATGTGATAAACTTGCACGGATGCGGTTTGTCGATGTCAAACTCGACCACCTGCAAATGGTCGTTGATGAATCCGGCAAAAATTATCCTACACTCCGGAAATTAAAAATATTATTCGGTCTGATGTACAAATACGCTGTGATTCATGAGATTATTCCAAAAGAGCGAAACCTTGTCGAATACCTCGACATTAAAAAGGCGGGCAATCCCAACGCATACAACCGTGAACCGTTCTCAAAAACAGAAGTTGCGAAATTATGGGATGTCAAGGATTCAAATATATATTATACTGTCATCCTCATGTTGATATATACCGGATGCAGAATCGGCGAACTCCTCGACCTCAAGAAAGAAAATGTGAACCTTGAGGAAAGATATTTCAAGATTGTCGCCTCGAAAACTGCTGCCGGAATCCGTACTGCTCCAATCTCCGAAAAGGTTTATCCGTTCTTTGAATACTGGTACAACCTCAATGATTGTGAATATCTCCTCTCTACTCCGGAGGGTGAACATTTCAAATACCGGAATTATTATGATTCGTACTGGTCGCCACTTATTGAGACCCTCGGAATGAAACACCGCCCTCACGATACCCGTCACACATGCATTTCCATGTTGACGGTTGCCGGAGTGTCAGACAAGGTCATCAAGAAAATTGTCGGTCATAAAGGGCAGGGTGTGACAGAGGTCGTATATACACATTTTGAAATTGAGGAACTGATTGACGCTATCAACAAAATATAGAGGTGTGCCATGAATAGAACTGAATACAAAAACAATTTCGGGCGTGAGCATTACGAACGAATCAATCTCGTTGTACCTAAAGGCATGAAAGACATCATCAAGGCTCTTGCATCCAGTAAAGGGATGTCGGTCAATGCGTACATGCAAGACCTTGTCAGAAAAGACCAATGCGGTTTATTTGATACAATGCAGATTGCAGAAAAGAACAGAGAAATGATTTCCGGAATCACCGGAAACATGCACGACGGATATGACATCATTTTCAAGGACGGTCATTCCTGCCATTGCCGGACGAAAAAAGATGTCCGGTCATGTATCATTGAATACTGCAACGAAAAGGGCGATTGATTCGTCCTTTTTTATTGCAAAATGTGTCTTACATAAGACTTTCAATGTCTTACACAAGACAAGGTTTTCCGTGTTAGTTACCTGTTAGTTATTTGTTAGTTACCGTTGAAATTTCGTGTGTTTTTGTGGTGTCTGATAGATTTATCGGAATATAAAGAAATCCCCGAAAACTCGATGTTTTCGGGGAAATTTGCTCTTTTGTGATATTCGCTTGAATTATCTAATTGATATTTTCGCCGTTTGTTGAAATAACTTCTTTATACCACTCGAAAGAATCTTTCTTTCTTCTGGACAAGTCTCCTGTTCCATCGTTATGTTTATCCACATAGATGAATCCATATCTCTTATCCATCTCACCGGTTCCTGCACTGACAAGGTCGATGCATCCCCATGGTGTATAACCCATCAGATCTACACCATCTTCCTCTACCGCCTTTTTCATTTCTGAAATGTGGTGTTGCAGATATTCTACACGGTATGGATCGTGGATGCTTCCATCCTCTTCTAAAGTATCATATGCTCCAAATCCATTTTCTACAATAAACAGTGGTACTTTGTAGCGATCTGTAAACCAGTTCAATGAATAGCGCAGTCCAATCGGATCAATCTGCCATCCCCATTCACTTGCCTTTACATACTGGTTCTTTACACGATCCTTTTCTCCACGGTAATCATATTCCGGATTGTCTGGTTCTGCTTTTGTACAGAAAGACATATAATAACTGAAACCGATATAATCGACACAGCCCTGTTTTAACACTGCAAGATCTTCTTCTGTTACGTCAATCTTAAGGTCTTTTCTTTCCCAGTATTTCAAAATATTTACAGGGTATTCTCCTTTTACATGCACATCTGTATAATAATATCTTTTCTGCATGGCTTTTTCAGCCTGCAGTATATCTTCCGGACGGCAGGTGGCCGGATAGATCGGGCACATTGCGATCATGCAGCCAATCTGAAATTCCGGATTGATCTCATGTCCTGCTTTTATCGCTTCGGCACTGGCAACCAGTTCATAGTGTGATGCCTGATACATCAATTCTTCCGCATTTTCTTCTGGTTTAACTACAATCCCGGAATTAGCATAAAGCATAAATCCATCACCGATATCTGCCTGGTTATTAATCTCATTAAATGTCATCCAGTATTTTACTTTGTCTTTGTATCGTTCAAAGCAAGTTACTGCAAATTTCACGAAGAAATCAATCAGTTTTCTGTTTCTCCATCCACCGTACTCTTGTACAAGATACAGAGGCATCTCAAAATGACTCAGTGTAATTACTGGTTCGATCCCATATTTCAGACATTCATCAAACATGTCATCATAGAATTTTAATCCGGCTTCATTCGGCTGTTCTTCATCACCATTTGGGAAGATACGTGTCCATGCAATACTTGTACGGAAACACTTGAATCCCATTTCCGCAAATAAGCGGATATCTTCTTTATAGTAATCATAAAAATCGATTGCTTCATGATTCGGATAATTCTCGCCTTTTAGTATTTCACCTGTTATTCTTCTTCTTGTATTTACATCTCCGCTGGTTACAACGTCCATAATGCTCAAGCCTTTTCCATCTCGATCATAGGCACCTTCTAGCTGATGGGCAGCAACTGCGCCGCCCCAGAGAAAATCTTTTCGAAATCCCATTGTTATTTCCTTCCTGTTATCTTAATTGCTTTGTATAATAGTGTTGGGGGCTTTTGCCCCCAACTTTTCTGTTTCTATATTCAATTACATCTTGATGATTATTTCTCATCAATTCTCTTATACAGTGCAATGAATTCATCTGCAAGAATGCGGAATCCTTCTGCACTCATAAGCTGATCTTCTGCATGCATCAGAAGCATGTATCCATTGGAAATTTCACCATTTGCATCCATTGTCAGAAGGTCTGCATGAGCGTTGTGTCCAAGTGAAAAGGCTTCATCTCCTTGTTTGATCAGCTCTGCTGCCTCATCATATTTTCCTTCTTTCGCACACTGGATCGCATTGATAAAATGTGTTCTTGCTGTACCTACATATGTAATAATCTGAAAACATGCCAATTCAAATTTTTCGTCCATTTTTGTCTCCTGTCCTGCTTTTATTATTTTTAAATTCTGATCTTACCAGTCTTCATCCTCATCTTCTACCGGCTGATTCTTCTCCTGAACCAGATTCATCTTGTCAATCTTCTTAATGAATGGCAGATAAACAAAGAATGAAACACAAAGGATCACTAACTGAAGCAAAGCACTTTTCCATCCTCCTAAAAGGAATCCTGAGATAATCGGTGGACAAGTCCATGGGATCTGTGTTGCTCCATATAATGGGCAGATTCCTGTATACAGTGCAAAATACTGGATTAAACATGCGATCACAGGCATTCCAATAAACGGAACTGCAAGCATTGGATTCATAACGATCGGAACACCAAACAGGACTGGCTCATTGATTCCAAATAATGCCGGAATAATTCCCACTTTACCAAGTGCCTTCAACTGTTTTGATTTTGCAAAGAAGAACATATACATTATAAGTCCAATTGTGATACCTGCACCTGTTATATTGATAAACTGATCATAAAACTGCTGTGTTACAATATGGCCTCCGTTTGCTAT